CTGAGAGACACCCAATTTACAAAGGTGGAAAATATGCTCAGAAGTCGGGGTATGTCGGTATTCGTTTTGTAGATAATGGCATTAAATTAGGATGGAACAGAAATAGAATCGCTAAACGACTAGGAATGAAGTGGCAGACGATTCACTGGCATTTGACGGATAGAATTAAAAAAGGAAAACCGGAAAATGAGTCTAAAATTGACGAGCTATTATCTGAGGTGAAAAATGGTAAAGAAGGAGCATGATTACATCCTTCCGGAAATTCCTTTTAGAAAAGGCTATGCTTACGTGAATAATGTTTTGAAAAGAAGAAAATCTCAAGAGTTTAAATCTGAGAACATAAATCCAGAATCGGCCATTGAAAAGATATTGAGAAAAAGTGGCGAACATGAAAAATAAGCTTCCTTTGTCTTTGCCGAAAATGAAAGAAAAATCGGACAAACTATGAAAATAGCAATCTCTAGACTCGATAAGAAGTTCAGTAAGTACATTCGAACAAGGGATAACTGGACTTGCCAAAGATGTTCAAAACAACACCTACCTCCAACAAACGCCCTCCATTGCGCTCATATGTTCACTCGCGGAGCAAAGTCTACAAGGTTTAACGTTGACAACTGCGTCAGTCTTTGCTATGGTTGCCATCCTAATTTAATGAGTTCTTGGATTTTTTCTTTCATAATTTGTACTCTGCAACCTTTTTACCTGTAGCGGTTTCTTTCATGATTGTTTTTATTGGATAACCTTTTTTCCGCAAATTTTCGATTCTCGCGGCAAGCCTGAAGGTTTTAAAAAGACTCAGCGCATCAATCGGTGTAAGTGAGTTACCGTGTTCTAAGTGGTACAAAATTAAATCCTCTTGAGAGCGCATAAATCCTCCTAGAACGGTGTTTCGTTTGGTTCTAAATCATCTGCGTCTTCATTGACTTTTGGTTTCAGTTGTTTCACATGAAACAGAATTTCGCTTAATTGCGCCTTGATTAAAAGAATCACTGAGGACATGTCTTCACCGGGAATTGCTACGTTTGGACGTTGCGCCGGGATTCCCGGAGGATAAGGAGTCTTGGGTGATTCAGATCCCCGTGGAGCAAAGCAGGTATAGGCCCATTTACCATTCATACACCCGCTCAAACACTCGTAAACTGTGTAGGATCTTTGAGTTTTTTTACTCGTAATCATCTTTGGTTTTGTCATTCCTGAACATTTATCACATCTTACTTCGGACATGTTATTCTCCTTTTCCACTTTGGTTTTTTCTGGCCTAGACTCATGTTTTTTATCATTTTTTCATAGTAGACAGGGTTTGCCCTGCGAGTTTTCCAACCCTTAATGTTTGGACGATCAATTTTTTGATGACAAAATCTGCAAACTTGCTTCCATTCTTCAGGTTTGCTTCTGAGATATCGTCCAGTCAAGTTAGCCCATTCAAAGCGACCATTTTTAATGTGACAAATTTCGCATTTGTTTGCACGTCCCCAGTTATCCCTTATCCATTTATGGACAGACGCGTAGGTTAAATCGTCACCCTTTCTTGGTCCAGTGTTTGATTTATTCCTATCAACTAATTTTTTTAACATTACCTCTGGCATCTTATCTGCCCCACCCAAGCCCCGAAGATGCTCGTAAATAAATTTATTTGATTTTCTTTTATCTCTCACGCACATTAAAGTGTATTGTCCACACCCGCACTGACACAACTGATTGCTTTTAACTCTTATTCTCATAGTCATCACCCTCATTGAAAATACGCATTTGCGTCTTCTCGAAGCTTATCAACGATCTTACTGATTCCCAAACAGCTTTGTATTTCTCGCACTCTGCTCTTGCTATCAGTTCGTTTTTAATCGCTGCTTGCGTTCCCGCTAAATGAATCTTATAAGCTTCTGAGCACCGCGCTTCGTTCTCACGTTCAGCCATACTTGAGCCTTTGGCTACGCGAGTTTGTTCACTTAAAACAACCTTACGCATCTCTTGGAGATTCCAGGATAACGCTTTTGCTTCTGCATATGCTTTACCCTTTATTCCGATCATCTTCACGGCTTCGGCCAACTTCTCGCGGAGAGACTCACTCATAGCGAAAACCTCTTTTTGAATTCTTCTCTTTTCTTTAAGAACATACTTTTATACTGCGCTATTTCCGTTGATACCATTGGCTTCGAGAAGCCTTGCTCGGTTTTATCGTTTAACGGAATCAACATCATTTGCTCGTAAGGACTCTCGCCGTTCTCTTCCTCAGCCATTATGTACGCCGAAATCTGCGTGAAATGTTTCAACTTATCCGGCGTCCGTTTAATATCCGCTAAAGTCTTTTTTCCTTCGTAATAACAAACTCTGATATCCGGAGTTCCACCAAATTTATGTTCTTTTGAAATAACTGGTTTTCCAATTTCCATTTTCTCTAACGGATGTTTTTTCAGGAACGCTGGAAAGTTCCAACCTGAAAGACTTAATCCCAAGCTTCCTTGTTTAACGATCACTAAGTCAGTCCAAGTCCCCTCGATTTTTTCTAACGCCTCCCAAACTCCTGTTTCGATAAAATGTTTGCTCTGTAAGTCGATCAAGTTCCCTTGCGCGGCGTACTGCACAAGTTCATCGGGATTGACGAAGAAATCCATATCCCAATTTATGATCGACGTTACAGAGGGAAAAGACCCGTAGAATTTAAAGTCGTTCCTAGCCTTCGTGATTCTTTCAACGATGTGTTTTTGTTCGTCGGCTTTGAAGTTGAGATAACAAACTTCCTGGAGTTGATTCTGGACTTTCTTGACGTACTCTGAGGTTTGCTCAGGGAGCATGTCAGGGACTTCGCATTCGATCTCTGCCGTGTAAGAGGGCCTGCTGTTCTCGAATGACCCGGTACTAATAACACCAGAAAACCCTGAACTTATCTTTAACTTAAGCATTTGGCCCCCAGTTCTTTTTAATGATTTCGACAAATTCCTTGTTATGCGGCATTTTCTCGTTTTCTAAAACGGCAAGCCTGGCCGAGATACGCTTCTTTAGCTCGTAAAGGCCCATAGGATCGCTTAGGAACCCCAAGTACAAGAAAAGGGCTTCGGAGGGCATCTGACACAAATCTGACTCGATTATGCGCAAAAGTTTAGTTAATGTCATGGTCCAAACCCCTTTCTTCTGCCCAAGCGTGCGAGACCGACATCGGATCTGGATTCCTGTCGTTATAGTCATCGATCTCGGCTTGACGTTCCATTTCCTTTTCTTCGCGCTCTTCTTCGGCAGCTTCCCAAGCTTCCTTGCCTGTAGGTTCTAGGTCACTGTCTCTGTCACCCTGCAAAGCTTCTGCTATGCGTATGTCATTTTGAACTTTACACGTTAAGCAAAGCACTCCGACGAAATTGGTCATACCACATTTTGAACATTTGATTTTCTCTAGCATGTTTCCCTCCTGTATATAATCTATATTACACTACGTTATTTATGTCGTCAAGTGTTTTTATCAGGTTTTTTATATATTCTTCTGCCACCTCTAAAGTCGAGAAAACTCCCACATACTCCTCGCCGTCATAAGCAACTACGAGCCAAAGCGGATCGTCATTAGTCAAAAGCTCATAGTTGCGTATTTTTTTGAGGTGTTTTTTCATATTCCGATATATTTTGATATCTCTTTGATATATTTTTCATATTCATCGGCACTTAAATTTAATTCTTGAACTATTTTTTTTATTTTTTCATAATCAGAAAATGAACGAGAGTTCCTTTTAAAATTTGAAAGGATTTTTGTAATCATTGTTCCTCCCCGAAGATTGATCTGTATTTTTTTATTTCTTTGTTGATTGGAATCCATGAACTAAACTTGTAAAACCTACCTTCAAACTTAACAGGAACAATCCAATTTCTTACTCCGTTTTTATTCTTAGCAATATTTATTTCCATGTAATCTTTCGGACAATCTTTCATCCCTTCGTTTTTTTCGGGATCGTAGTTATACGATGAATCGTTTGAATTAAATGGGCAGTAAAGTAAAAGAAGAAGGTCGCAAACCTGCTCAAGCCTTCCGCACCCTTGGAGATGATGGGCTTGAGGCTTACCCTCTTTAGCTCCGGCTCTGTTAATTTGAGAAATAATCACTAGCCCTATATTATTTTCTTCCGCGAATCTTTTACAGTTTTGCGCGAAACGTGAAAGTGCTTCGTACTCACTCTCTCTAGGAAGTTGCTCAATCATCTGAATATAATCAAGGAAAACCAAATCAGGTTTTGGATTCATTGCTTCAATCGCTTCTTTTATTTCTTGAAAATTATGCCCAAAGTTCTGAAGAGGTAGAAATTTTATTCTTTTAAAGATCTCAACCATTGTTTTATCATAAAGTTTTTCGTGCGAAACATTCCCTCTGATCAGAGACTGATTATCAACTTCCATCACGTTACAAAAAATCCTCTCTGAAATTTGTTTACTGTCATCTTCTAAGGTTATATACAAAATCACTTTTCCTTGTTCTGCGATTCCAAAAGCTGATTGGAGGGCAAAAGCCGTCTTTCCTTCGCTCGTCCTCGCGGCGATAACGGTAACTTTCCCTTTTGTAATACCGTGGCAAACCCTATCAAGTTCATCAATCCCAAAAGGAAATTCTGGACGCTCAGTCCTTTTTAAAATCTCTTCTCTTCTCTTTTCCCATATTGAGAAGATAGGCTCAAATTCCATCTCGCGTTTAGGCTTGTCTACGGTGTTCATCGGAAATCTCCTTGAAAAGTTTAGAAAGTTCAGGGTCGATAAAGACGTATCTTTCTTGCAGTTCTTTGAAAAACTCTATAGGCTTTTTAACTAGTTCCTCTAATTTTTTCATGTGGGAGAACCTTGGTAGCGTCTGTCTCTAGGTGTATGGCTTTCGAGCGGAACTTCGACCTTGTTTAGCCAATTGACAACAAATCGTTTGGTTTTTTTTCGGCCGGGGTGACCAATTAGCCACACATCCATTTTCGCGGACTCTCTCTCTAAGTCGATCCCCTTATAAGCAGGATTGTCTTTTAAAGAGTCTAAAAACTCCTTAGAAGATAGACGCGCCGTTAGGCGGGTATTACTATCTTTACTTTCCTTTACTTTACTTTCCTTTACTTTACTGCTATTAGGGTCGCATGCGAGGCTATTAGCCAGGCTATAGCCACCCCATCTTTTCTTAGCACCCTCTTTTCCTGCCTCGGAAAGTTTATGCCTGTATTCTGTGAGAGCGTTCATTCTATTTAATAGGCTTTGACTGTAAATCGAGGTTCCGTTGTCTTTTAGCAAGTCTACTTTGATTAAGAAAGCTATAAACTCGTCAAAATTAATATCGTCGTTTAAATCAAAACCTATGGCTAATGCGAGGCCATATAGCAGGCTATTAGGGTAGCTATAATTAGTTTGATCTCTCAGGCATTCTATGATCGCCCAATAAATACCATAACCAGCCCAGCCATATTTTGATCTAACGGCCCCTAGTTTCGGATCGTGTCTCGCGTTTGAATCGTGGGAAAAATAGTAAGCGTCTTTCAAGGTTTCCTCAAAGTGTCGCCGGGTACCTTGGTGGATGCTCCTTGCGAGCAAAGAGGTGTCAGTAAAGACACACCCGGCGACAGGGATTTATTCGGAGAGTTTGAATTCATTTTTTCCACCAAGGAATTTATTCACAAACATATTATCAGGAAAAACCCTACAAAAATCAATATCTATTTTTAAAAACAATTATCTATCATTGATAGATTTATTGTAAAAGTGACTTACGTTTTTGATCCAATTTTTATTTAAATTTGTCGGATCGTTTGACGCTCCTATCGGCGCGTAGGTTTTCGCAAGGAAAGGAATAAACTCACCTTGCCCATTCCAACGCTTTAAAGCTGATTTAATGGTGTTTATACAAGCTTGTCTAGGCGTTGTTTGCTTATACTTCACCATAATGCCGTAAGGATGACTTTTAGAGTTTTCAGCCTTTCCTATGGCATCGGCTAGTTTTTCGATATTTAACGTCTTATAGTATGTAATTTCTCCGGCATACATGTTATAAGGCGTAAAAATCGCAAAGGTAAGAAAGACTAGCATAGTCCTCCCTCTCTTCCTCAACCAAGCAAAGACACACGTAAAACAATTCTGGCGAGTCGTGTCATATCCAATTGGGTTTTTGCAACGACGACAAAGTTTCATAGTTATACCCTCCCTGAAATTGACTTGCGGATATGTTTGCCTTCATAACAAGCACGCTCAAACTTGTCCGGCTGAAAAGCGTGATTGTCGCGCTGAAAAACGCGAGAGCAAAGATCGACAACATCTTGATAAGTAAACGTCATTGCCTCAAGTTCTTCTTTTGTGTGCCCTGATACATTCAAAGCATTCGCGAATAATTCATAATCTTTCTTTGTCATAACTCACCCCTTTTGTTTTGTTGCGTTGACTGATCTATGGGTAATATACATCATACACTCATTCGTTGTCAAGTTTACTTTCGTCTTTTTTTTGTAGAACTTTAGTTTTATTTTTTACCGTTTAAAATCCGCATAGACAAGAAAGGGAACTTATAGCAACTTATAACATCTAACCCTTTAGGTGTTCAGTCTGTAAGTTAAGAGCTTATAATAGCCAATTATTAGCGTTTCTGAGGTGATTAGATAGGGTTTTAGCGGTTCGTAGCGCGGGTTTAACTGAGGTTTATGGGATTTTAACTGGTTTCAATGGGGTTTTAAATGGATTTGATAGGTCGCAATCATTTAACAGCCTCGCAAAACAGGCAAAAACAGTCAAATTTATGAAAAAAGATCATATAAAATCCAAGAAATCAAGCGAATTAAAAAATGACTAAAAATGGGTTGTATTGTGCGATGGTGTCAAAAAACACGGGAAAACAATATCGTTCCTATTGCATAGAGAAATCCTTAACCTTAATTCGCAAAACGGTTTTCAAGTCGATCATATCAACAGAGATGGACTGGACAATAGGCGGAGTAATCTAAGGATTTGTTCAGCATCTCAGAATCACGCAAACAGTTTTAGAAAGCGCCGAGGCACGCCGCGTGGCGTCCAGAGAAAAGGGCTGGGTTACAGTGCGAGAATTACAATGGCGGGAAAGAAGTATTGGCTTGGCACGTTCAAAACCGCTGAACTAGCAGCTTTGGCTTACGATTCTGCCGCCATTAGGATTCACGGCGAATTCGCAGTGCTTAATTTTCAAAAGGAGGAGGCATGATTGTTTCTAAAATGGACATGTTAACGCGCTGCCACGGCGGCGGCGGTGGCGGAAGAGTTAAGCCACCGGCTCCACCAGCTCCAACAACGGCAGCCGAAAATGTAGCCAAGAACAAGATTCTTGAGCGTCAACGAGGCGCTCGTGGTTACGGGTCAACCATCATCGGTTCGCTGGCCAATCTGCAACAGGACAAGCCGGCCACACTTCTCAAGCGGTTGTTGGGCGAATAAGTTATGCCTGACGATCCAAAAGCCGTTTCGATTCTGCGCGAGTATGACCGGCTCAAATCGGAGCGTTGTACCTACGAAACCGCCTGGCGCGACATTCGGCAGCTTGTCAGGCCGAACACGGCAGACTTTCAATCGAAAGATTCACCCGGCGACGTTCGCACGGAACGTATCTATGACGGTACGGCGATGCAATCCAACATCGATCTCGCCAACGCCGTTCATTCCTTCCTGGCCAATCCATCTGAACGCAACCTCGGCATCAAGGCATCGGCCATCAATCGAGACCTCAACGAGGACGATGACGCGCGCGAATGGCTGGACGTGGTATCCGACATCATCTCGGCGGAATATCAGGATGACCGCACGATGTTCACTTCGGCGCTTCAGGAATGTTTCCTCGACCTGGCTTTCGGCAATCTGATTCTCAATCAGGAATGGGAACCGGACAATGGCCATCTCATTTTCCGCGCCTGCCCGCTGGCGATGGCGTACTTCGATGAAAACAAGAACGGGGCTGTGGATCGGATTTATCGATGCCTCGAAATGACCGTCCGGCAGATTGACCAGAAGTTTCCTGAAGCGAAGTGGGAGAACAAGGACAAGGACAAACCGGATCGTAAGTATCAGGTTGTTCACGCCGTCTATCCTCGCACCGATCGGCAGTACGGCCGCGAGGATAAAAAGAACATGCCGTTTGCTTCATGCTGGGTGTTGAAGGAAAAGCGCGTGGTGCTTGGTGAAGGTGGTTACATCACGTTCCCGTATCACGTCGGCAGGTGGAGCAAGAGCGACGAGGAACTATACGGACGCGGGCCGGCGATCAACTGCCTGCCGGACATCCGCATGTTGAACCGGATGGAATTCACCATCATCAAGGCGGCGCAGAAGGCGGTTGACCCGCCGCTTGTCATGCCGAGTGACGGTTTCCTTGAACGCTTCAAGACTTCGCCCGGCTCAATCAATTATCGCGACCCGTCCATGCCGGAATTCGAGGTTCAGACCTTGGAGCACAAGGGCAATTTTCCAATCGGCATGGAGATGAGCGACCAAAAGCGTGAATTCATCCGGCGTTGTTTTTACGCCGACTGGGTCAAGCTCATGCCGAAGAAGGAACGGCAAACGGCTTACGAGATTTCCGAACTGGTGGAGCAACAGCTTCGCATGATGGCCCCGATGCTGGGCCGGTTGCAGACGGAGGTAATCATTCCGTGTGTGCAACGGAGTTATCAGTTGCTCTTGCGCGCCGGCATGTTCCCGCCTGCCCCGGAAGTTCTCAATGGCGCGAAGATCGAAGTCGATTACGTGTCGGCGGCATCCAGGGCGCAAGCGGCCACGCGCATCGTCTCTTACACGCGGCTCGTTCAGAACCTTGCCGTGCTGCAACCGTTCGCCCCGGACGTAATGGACGCGCTGGACTCCGATTTCATCGCGCAAGACATGGCGATCCTCATGGGCGTTCCGCAAAAGGGCATCCGCAGTCCTGAAGACATCATTGAGATTCGTTCCGCTCGGGCGCAGGAACAGCAGGCCGCCGCGCTCGTTGAAGCCGCGCCGAAGATCGGCAAGACGGCGCTGGACTTGAGTAAGGCGAATGAGGCTGGAGGCTTGCTGTGACGCCGAAAGCCATCCGCAAATCGCTCGCGTTACGCCAGTCTTACAAGGCGATCTTCTCCACCCCAAGCGGGCAGGAGGTTCTTGATGATTTGATCAAGAAATACGTCATGGCCGATCCCGTGGTGATTGACGATCCGCAGGCGACGGCAGTCAACCTCGGGATGCAACGGTTGACCGTTCAGATTCTCAAGAAGGTTTTCGGTAGCACGCAGGATTTAAGGAACGCAATCGAGCGTTCCTATCAAACAAACAACCAGGAAAGCGAATGAGCGAATCAACCACCAACCAACCGGCATGGATCAACGATCTGCCGGAAGACCTACGCAGCAACCCGACCTTGACGGGATTCAAGGGGAACGAATGGAAGGAAGTCGGCCCTGTGCTGGCCAAATCGTTTGTCGAAACCAAAGCGTTAACCGGACGCAAGGCGTACGACCTGCCGAAAGACGATTGGACACCTGAAAAATGGCAGGAATGGCACAAGGCGGTTGGCGTGCCAGAATCGCCGGACAAATATCCGGCCATCGACCCGGAAAAAGCGGCGAAGGCCGGCATGAGCAAGGAAGTCGTGGATAGCGCCATGAAACGCTTCCATGAACTCGGCCTCACCCCGCGCCAAGCGAAGGGTTTGCTCAACGACTGGTATCTGGAGCAAGCCTACAAGGGGAGCGAGATGCAGGAAACGCAGCGCAAAGCGGAGGCGGAAGCTAATATCGCATCGCTCAAGCTAGAGTACGGGCCGAAGTTCGACGCGAAGATGGGTTTGCTGAAGGCGTTCCTCGGCAAATTCGGTTCGCCGGAGCTTATTGAGTGGGCGGAAAAGTCCGGGGCCGGCAACAATCCCGGTTTCGTGAAGGCGCTCGTCAAAGCCAGCGAAGCCATGCTCGAAGATTCGTCGCACGGCGGGCGGGCTGGCCAGTTCGGGCCGGAATCGAGCAAGGCGGCGGCGCTTCAAGCCATCTCTGAACTCAAGCAGGACAGGGAATTTATGACCACGTTCATGTCCGGCAACAAGGATGCGGTCAAGAAATGGAACGACCTGTTTAACCTCGCCTACAACAACGCTGCATGAACTGTTCAAACTGCAAATTCTGGTTCACGGAAGGTTTTCGCCTGGCCAAGAACGGCAACACGTCAACCGACGACAAAAAAAACGAGCCGGCTGGCACCTGTCGCCGTTACGCGCCGTCTGCCCGAACGAACAACTGGCGTAGTTGGCCGGTGACGGTTGGCTCCGACTTCTGCCACGACCACCAGCCGGCTCCTACCCCGCCGACTCCACCTCCGCCGCCGCCCGTCGAAAAGAAACCGCTGTTCAACCGCTCGAAAAAAACAGGTTGACTTGGCTTTAACGCTAACGTAGTGGTTGGTCATCGGGATTACCTGAGTGGCCCCGGTTGAAGCTGGCTACATTGTCAGCCGTCCAGTGAACGTGTTCACAGGCTTGGCCCGCAAGGATTACTAAGCTGCCAAAACAGAGCCGGTAAAACGGTTCTTTCCATTGTCAGCTATGAGTTTTTCAGTCGATACAGCATTTGTAAACTCGTACCACGATCAGCTTGAGCACATCTTCCAGCAACGCGGAAGCAAGCTGCGCGGCACGCTTCGCGAGGTGTCCCAGAATTCGGAATACGATTACTGGGATCGTCTCGGCACTGCGACCGTCAACGCGATTACCACGCGTCACGGTGACACCCCTCACAACGAAATCGCCCACACCCGGCGTCGGAATCAAGTCGTTGGATACGATACCAACGAGTACTTCGACAACCAGGACAAGCTCCGCACCATCATCGACCCGCGCTCGGGTTACGCTGAGGCGCAGGCGTTCGCTCTTGGCCGGCAGATGGATGACACCATCATCTCGGCCCTGCTAGGCACGGCGTATTCGGGCAAGGATGGCGCGACCTCGGTTACTTACGACACGAACTACCGCATTGCGGTGGATTACGTCGAAAGCGGCGGCGCGGCCAACTCCAACCTTACCATCGGCAAGTTGCGTCGGGCGCTTTACCTGCTCGAATCCAACGACGCCATCATGGACGGCGAACGGGTGACGCTTGTTGCGCATCCGTCTCAGAAGACCTCGCTCCTGCGTTCCACGGAAGTAACCAGTTCGGATTACAACGTGGTCAAGGCGCTGGTCAATGGCGAGGTGAATACCTTCCTCGGGTTCACGTTTGTCTGGACGACTCGCACGACCAGTTCGGGCGGCTACCGTCAGGCGCTCGCTTTCCCGTCGTCTGCCGGCCTGCTGGGCGTGGCGGAAAACATGAAGGTGCGGATCGATGAACTACCGACCAAGCGATACTCCTATCAGGTGTATTCGACGGCCACGTTCGGCGCAACCCGCATGTGGGAGGAAAAGGTCATCCAAATCCTCTGCGACGAAGCTGCCTAACCGAAAGGAACAAACAATATGGCAACATCCTCTGTTCAATACGACAACTACCTGGACGCCATTGCTCTTGGCTCCGGGTTCGCGAATCAAGCCAACGACCTCGGCAAAGTGCGTGCCGCGCGATTCGATCTGGAAACGTCGGCATCCGCTGCCGGCACGGTCATTCCCATCTGCGTCCTGCCTGCCGGGGCGAAGTATCTTTGCACGCTGCTGGCGTACGAAGGCACGACTTCGCTCACGGTGGACATCGGCGACACCTCCGATGATGACCGGCTGGTGAATGATGCGGCGCTCGGCTCTGACAATCCGACCTCGGCCTCGCTCTGGACGGGCATCTATACCCGTGTGGATTCGACCGCGTTCGGCGTGCTCGGGCCTGGTGGCAACCAGTCCACGGCGATTGCGCTCGGCATTGGCTACAAGTACACGGCGGATACGGTGATTAACATCACCACTGCTGGCGCGACGGCCACGGCTGGCGAAGTCATCCGTGGTGCCATCATCTACACCATCGAATAACCAAGGCGGGCGGGGAATTAAACCTTCCCCGCCCAACCTTTAATTCCGAAAGGCACAATGAAGAAAACTTTCATTTCGTTGGTTCTGCTTCTGCCGGTGGTTGGCTTGCTGGCTCAAGCCTACAAGAGCCGTGAACCAACCCCGGACGAGCGGCGCAAGGTGGCTGGCGTCACGGATTACATCCAGGACGGCCCACGCTTCAACTTCACCGAATACATTCCCGGTGCGGAACAGCAAATCACTCTCGACGCGACCAACAACGTGGTGATGTTCACCAGCATTGGGGCGTTGACCAACGTGGTTGTGCTGTTGCCTAACGCGACCAACTCCATTCGCCGGGCGTACCACCTGATTGCAAACGGCAACGTCACGATGACGTTGAGCAACATCAACGGCAACACGTTCAAGACACCTACGAACACCGTGGCGGCGGCGTTTTTCACCACAGCCACCAACCGTTCGGTGTGGGTGTTCAACAACAAGGGGACGAATTGGTTTGTGTCTCCTGATTTGCCTTAACAGCCTCCGCGCCGTTCCCCATAGCGGCGTTCCTGCGGGCGGCGGGCGTTTTGGTTGACGCCTGCCGCTTTTCCGTTTAACGATAACGTCAATGGCACAGAGCGACTTAAACGCGGCGAACCTGGCCTTACGACTCCTCGGCAATCGCGCTGTCCTCACCGCGCTATCCGACACGTCAACTGAGGGAACGGCTTGCAACGCGATGATTGACGACTGCCGCAAGTCACTCTTGCGGATGCACCCGTGGAACTTCGCTGTCAAACGCAAGAAGCTCCTGCCGTTTCAGGACGTGGCCGTAAGTAACGTCACGTATGTTTCGAGTGAACTCATCGAGGTAACTCATTCGAGCCTCACCTTCACTGCTGGCCAATACGCGACGATTACAGGCGTTGAAGGGGCCACGGGGGCAAACGGGACGTGGGAAGTCGCTTCAGTG